GCTTGATATGTTTTATTTGTTCTAATTTGATCACTAATGTCTAATGCATTAAATTCATCATCAAGTGTTTTTATATCTTTACGCATTTCTCTTTCAAACTGCATTTGAGATTTATTCCTTGAAATTAAAGCATCTACACGCATTTTTGTTTCATCGGATAATCCTTTTCGTAATAACTCAATTCTTGTTTTTACCACTGCAAGGCTGCCCTCATCTCTACCTATTTCAGCTATTTTTTTATTAAAGTTTTCTACACCATCATCTGCTGTATCATTTAGATAAGATACAAGCGCAACCAAACCAATAACTAACAAGCTAACTCCTGCAGTTGCAACCGCAGTTGCTCCTGCTATACTTGTACCCATTAACCTGGCACTAACCGCAGCGGTTTTTTGTGCCCCATCCAACACCATTGTTCTCAATGCACCCTCAGTTGTGGCTATGTTCGCCAATTCTTGAACACCTTGCAATAATGCCATCGCGCCTTGGGCTTGCGCTAATGTTTTAGTTAATTTTTCGTTCTCACTTCCAAACAACGATGCAGCACCCGCAGCAACAGAAGCCGCTGCCGCTATACCTCTAAATGCAGTTACAACCGCATCTATTCGCTTTGTGTCGCTTGCTAATGCCTTAACCTTATCGTTAACATCGCCAATAGTATCGGTTAACTCTGCGGCGCGTTTTGTGGCTTCTCTTAATTCCTTTTCGCCTAATGACCCACTACTAATCTGGGCCTTTAATTCTTTCAACTCCTGCTTCATTGACTTAAAGCCACCACCCGCTTGCTTAGTTTCTTTCGTTACCTCAGCCAAATGGTCAGCAAATCCCTCCATAACTCCCGCTTGAATTTCAGCCATAAGCCCATCGACTTCGTTGGACAATTTGCCCATTTCAGTTGTGGATTTATTTAAGTTTTGGATAAATTCCTTTTGCTCATTGTTTACTTGTGCAAACGCAGCCGCATCATCTTTGCTTATCTTACCAAGTAATTCAAGTTGCTTTATAGCAGGCTCAAGTCCTGAAGTGTCTGCAACGAATTTAATTATTACGTTTTCCAACTGCCATTACTTTTTAGGCGTTTTTGGTTGTGGCTTCTTTGCCTCATTAGCAAAGAAAAAGAAATCCCACAAATTTAGTAAATTAATTTGATAATTCGCGGGTAAATATTTTAATACGGTAATCTTTAATCTTTCTCGGCTTGCAATTCCATGCCTAATGTCTGTAACGAAAGAATATCCCGTTGAATCTGCTCTACCTTTTCCACTATCGCCAAATACGTCAGGGAAGTGTCGCCTGACTTCGCTAAAAACGGAATTAATTTCTTTATTGGCATTGACAAAAAAAAACTATCTCCCGCGTTTTCTTTCCAGTTCTTAATCTTTTTTTCGTTGGCCTTAAAGTCATAACGTGTCAATGGCTCACTTTTATCAACAAATGCAACCGAAGCAACCTTATAGATAATATCCTTGCTTATTATGAAGTTACAACGCTCCTCGAATCGCATTTGCAGTTTGATGATTTCGTTAAGGTTGATTTTCTTTGGATCACTTAACAACTTGCTCATTGCCGCGTTATAATTCTTAATGTAATCGTTTGTGACTCCGTTCTGCATTTCTTGGTAAAATGTCAACGCTTCTAACCCTCGCTCATAAGGTAAGTTGTTTTTATCGACAAACTCAAAGTAGTCAACGCCTCCGCACTTGAACGCGAATTCAAGCGGGAATTCAGATTTATAAGTTGGTGGCGAGTTCTTGAATAGGTTTTGGAAGTTCATTGTTGTGTGTGTATTGTTTAGTTCTTAAGTTAATTATTACTTTATTGTCTGTTTTGTTATACGTGCGCTTCTTTGCACTGCCTCCACACCCGCACGTTTGACCAGTGTAAGTGTAGCCTAAACTTAAAAGAAATTTATGTGCATCTTCAATCTCCATGGTAATACATTTTAGATGTTAACGCGTTTAGGCCACATAGTATAAGTAAGTATGGTAACAAGTGTAAGTCGGTTACAAAATATAACCAACCGATTAAACCCCATACAGATGCCATACAAGGCGGGCAATCAAACAATGGTTTGCTCCAATATTCGCCAACATAAAGGCGAATATAGTTTGCTACTTTCTCCAATAACATACCCTCACGCGTTAGGCAATGAACACCTAAACAACCGAGGCTATTCAGGACAAGGACAAGGGATAATGGCAGTTGTATCATCTTCAGTTATGTTTATGAAGTTAAGTGTAATCGATGAGTAAATTGTCCCACAAATGTCAAAGGTTGTAACATCGCAGCCATTTAGAATCTCAACCTTTACGATGCCAGTGCCGATGTTCCAAAAACCGTTATTGTTCATTTCAATAACTGCATCGTATAGGCCGCTTGTTACATCTTTTTTTAATACCCATCCATTTGAATAGGTAAACTTAATAACGTAGTTAGTATCGTTTGTGAATGTCGGTGAACTAAATTCTAATGTTTCAGCGCAGCCGCTAATGTCTTGGGTGTAGCTTGTTAAACAGTTAAGTATGCTCATGTTTTATTTTTTATATTGTGCCATACGTGTCCACCATATGATGACCGCAATAGCTATGTTTAGTAAGTCAATCATTTTTTTATTCCGTAAAAATACAAATCTTGTGGGAAGTCTATACGTGTTTTGAATTTATAATTCGAAAATATCTCATCACAATTTAACACACTTCTAATATCGGCCTCGCTTAAGTTTTGATAGTAGTCGTTAGTAAATGGGCTATCCTTTGGGCTTGTGCGCTTTGTTCCATGCTCTGGTCTTCCTGGCGCGGCACAACTAAACAAAAACAAACCGCCATCTTTTAGTAAATTGTTAATCACATTTTTTAAAGTCAATTCCCAATATTCATCATGCTCAAAGCACTCAGTTGAAATAACAACATCAAATAAATCTTCAGACTTAAACAAGTGGCCGCTGCAAACTACATCAACATTCTTGCCCTCGCCGATATCAATACCAGTATAGTTGCATTGCTCAAACAAGTAACGGTTGTTGCCATTAATATCAAGTGAGCCAATGTCTAACACGTTAGTACCGACAAAAAATTCATCGTGCGCGTACTTTACAAGCTCACACCATTCTCTTTGTTCTCTGTGTGCCATTACTTTTTATATTTAGTTAAGAAAGTTTGATTATCATTCAACTGAATCATTCCAAATTCAGGCAGTTGTGTAGTTGTGCTAATCTCGGATTGAATTGATAAGCCATGCAACTCATAAGGCGTTGAATTTTGTGCCAACCAATCATCGCCATTTGCAATCAATAGGTCTTCGGGTATAGCAACGTATTTAGATTTATGCATCAACATCATACAACCCCAACCGTATGGGCGTTGCTTCATTACTTTCAAATGTATGTTAGCATCCTTTTTTAGTTGGTAGTTTTCAAATGCCATTCCGATAACACCAACGTGCTGCAATGAGTCATCGAATATCGATAAGAATGCAGGATTGAAGTTAATGTCATCGTTGCAAATCAATATGTTGTCATACTTAGCGCGCTCAACTCCGTAATTCCACGCGGGGTTTACATAAATATTTTCAGCCATTAAGTGTATGTCATACTTAGCGTTAAGCGGCAATGGTCTGTATTCAGTTGTATCGTTGTCAATAATGATAACTTCACCGACAAATTCAGAAGCGCATAGGTCTTCAACAAGCTTAATAATGCGTGGACTTCTCCACATAGTTGGAATGATTACGCTAAACATTTGACAAATATATGAAATTTTTTAAATAAGTGTTACATGCATATCGAAATGTGTCTAATGCATCCGCTTGCTGTGTCGGATCGTTTCGGTCTGTTTTCTTTATTGTACCATCTGGCAACACCGCCACGTTTTCCAAATCGAATTGCAAGCCCTTAGTAAACTGCGGGTCAAGTTCTACATTGCCTCGCGCAAGAAGTGAGTTGACTAACATTCGGTTGTCTTCTAACGATGGGTTAACGCTTGGCACTAACATTTGATTGTTGCTGAGGTTAAACTTCTGGCGAATAACAACATAATAGTTGAGGTTATCTTGCACCAATGCACTCGATGACTTGCCTGAAGCATCGCCAGTTACTTGGTAAAGTGCATTGCCATACTTGCTTTTAATAACATCGCATAGTTGATAGATGTCGCTATTGGCTAACTTAATGGTTTCTTTAACGCGTATCGTTGATGGCGGCATTACTTGAAGCACCGAGCAACATATTGGATTACGGTTAAAATCGAAACTAAGTATAATTGGCAGTTGTTTGTTAAGTTCAACGGGCTTTAAGTGTTTAGTCGAATCGTAAGCGTATGCCCAACGATTGCCATCCATGTCGAAGTTGGTCCAATCGCCGCCGATAAACTGCCTCTTATAACGCTCATCCATACGTGACCATACCTTGCGTTGCTCTTCAGTTACGAATGCATTGTCATCAGGTAAAGCTAACTGATAGTAAAACTCGGGACCTAATTCGCCTTTTAAGTAAGGAATATGAATCTCATCTTTAATCCACGTTTGCGTCGGGTTAAACGTGGCAAGTATCAATGGGGTTGGCATCTTATCAATATACCACGAGCCAACGCGTGAGCTGCCGATATTCCATAACTTCTTACTCAGTTCCTCAATTTGCTCAAAGTATATACCGTTTGTTTCAAGTCCAAGAAACGCGTTAAGTTCTGGGTCATGGCTTATGTTTTCAGCCATAAAGAATATCTTTGATTTTGTTTTGGTATTCTCTAAGAAGTAGTTTGACTTATCGCGCGACCACCTAAAGTGTGCTGAGCCATCGATAATCTTTTCGAATGTCGGTATGATTGTCTTAACTAACTTCGGAAAGTCTGACCTTATTACATGCCACTTACTATTTGGGTACATTGAAGCCAAACGCAAACAGATCGTGGCGCAGATAAATGACTTGCCACCACGAATTGCGCCCCCATAAAGTAGATTGCGCTTCTCTGTCGCGCCTTGTGCCGCTGCCATTGCTTGTATGTAAAAGTCATACTGCTTTGGGTTGGCTTGTAAGTCAACGTTCATTAAATTTCAATCTTAGTTCCATCAGGCATCGTGACCGTTGAGGGTGGTCGCGTGTCGGTTATGGTCGTTTCGGTTTTAGTTATTTGCTCCTCTATTCCGTTATTCAATGTGTCAATTGCCTTAGCATTGCCCATCTTAGCGTTGTTAAATAAACTATCGACATACTCTTCCAAGTTGTTAGCGCCCGTTAACTTTTCAATAATCTTTTGAGTCAGCAATCTTTCGGCGCGCCTTGCCTCCCAACCTTTGCTTTTAGCTTCTGGTGTAGGTTGGTTTTCTTTAGTGAAAGGTTTGCCATCTATCGCGCCTCTAAATGGTTTAGCGGGGCGTTTTTTGGATGTTTTGTCATCGGCTTTCATAGCACAAAGATAAGAATTATATTAATATAAGTTTTCGTATATTTTTAGTATTAATTAGGATATTTTCGAACATTAAATAAATAATAAGTTTAGTATTTCACTTTGCAGTTGCTCAAACGATGTAGCTACAATGTAATAACCTCCATCGGCTTCAATTGCTGCTAACTTAATTATTATATCATTTTACGTTTGCGTATGTTTTATTGGTTCGTATTAAAGAAATAATCCATACAGAAACATTAAACTCTTTTGCCAATTCAATTCCCATGCCTATTTTATAATTTTGTAATCTTTTTTTTATTTCAGACACTTGCGCTTCTGTTAATTTTCTCATTGCATTTTTACGACCATTAGAATCGTATCCATGTTTTGAATTTTGACTATAACTACACCATTCAAGATTTTCCAATCTATTATCATTCCTAATGCCATTAATATGATTTACACATTTGTAATTATTTGGGTTATCTATAAAATTAAGTGCTAACAATCTGTGTTGTGATAAATATTTTTTAATGCCACAATCGCTTCTCATTGTAAATGTTAAATACCCATATTTGTTTTTATGAGGTTTTAACACATAATCTTTTGTAGTAAATGTTCCAGGTCCTTTAAATGCTAATCTTTTTACAATTCCACTTTTTGTAATTTGATGTCCTTTAAATCCAACAATGTCATAAAAATTTTCCATAATAAAAATACCCATCAAATACAAAGGCTTATCCAGTTGTTACGGTCGTAACTTTCGGCAGTGTAAATGATGGGATTTTTGAATGTTTTCATACTGAATAAGCGATGCAAATATAAAAATATTAATTTAAATATCCTAATAGTTCGCTTTGAAATTGTTCAAATGATGTTGCAATAATATAAACTCCATTATCTGCCCTTATCTCATTCATTCTTTTTTTTTGAACATCACTTTGCCTATCATTTTCACTTTTTACCTCTATGGCAAACAAGCGGCCTCTCAATATACATTGAATGTCCTCCATACCTTTGTTAAGTCCTGCAATGTAACCGATACCCTTTCGATATCTTCCCTCGCTACTTATTCGCCTTGCACTATTGCAACTATGTACTGCTTTAAGGTAGGCAATGATAAGGTCGGTAAACTTATTGGTGTTGAATGCGTCTTTGGTTTCTTTCGCTTGCAGGATATTGTTTACCGGTAAATCCAAATGATTTGTCGTGAGCTCCGCTTTTCGCTTCTTAACCACTTTCTTTTTGTTAAGGTTAAATCGTTCAATCGGTAATGTTTGCCAAAATGCTTGGGCCATATTAGACCGTTTGTATTGATTGTGATAATAAAGTTCGAATTCGGGGATTGTGTAGATTTTCATAAACTATTTTAAATTAATAAATTCGCAATCAACATTATGCAGTAATGTTATTTTGTACCATTTAGCTTGATCTATATTTCTTTCGCAAACTAAAATTAAATTAATCTTTCTGTTTGCTAATTTTTTATGTTTAAATAACATTATCATACTAAACAAAAAAACTTCATCATCCACCTCATCAATAACTACTAATTTAGTTGCTGATTTTGTAATTGCATCCCAATAATTCAACATTCTGCTAATATAATTCATAGGATATAAATTCCAAGACACTTCATTTTCTTTAAAAGTTAAAGCTATTTCTTTTGCTCTTAATGTTTTGCCGCTATTTTTAGGGCCAGTAATAATTGTTAATTTGTTTTCCATTTTTTGTTATTTTAATTTGTTACACATTTATAAATCTGTTACACATCTGTAACATCACTGTTTATAGGCTTTTTAGTTACTTTGTTACACGTTACAGATATATTACATAATTAACATAGTAAACATACACACACACGCACACACACACACATATTATTTTATATAGAGTATATGAAAACGTGTTTTTATGTGTAACGTGTAACATTTAATCAATATCTATTTGATTATTAACACTATAACTTGTTACAGATCCTTTGATTTTTATTTCATAGCACCTAATAATTTTAGTTCCATCTCTAATTACTTCCTGAAAATAGCCACATTTTTTTAAAGCCTGCCCCATTCTTTTTGTATTTGTTTTGAAACTTGGGTGTAATTTTTGCAATTCAAGGATAACATCTGTGTTTGTCATTCTCGCAGTTGGGTCATTTTGGATATGCCTATTTATCAATTCAACTTCACTCATGACTTCGATGTTCTTTTCGTTTGCTTTGTTTAAGTATTCGATTTGCAACTTATCTAAAAACCATCCCTCTTTGTCAACTTTCCATTCGTTGTAAAGTTCAATAAATAGTTTGTCTTTATCAATAGCCATGTAAGCTTCAAAATCAAAGCTAATCAAATTTATGGGGATAATTCGCCTATTACCAGTAGGGTCATTAATTACTTCAGAATCATTCGATGTTCCACCTAAAACTGCCAAACGCAATAAGTCTTCAGATACTCGGCCATAAGGCATACGAATGGAAAATGTTTGCTGGCTGCTCATTCGTTTAAGTTTTGTGGCATCTTTTTTTGACTTTCCTCCAAACTCATCATCAACTATTAACCACTTTTTAGTCATTAGTATTTCAGAATCTTTGCCCTCATCAAGGTTTGATTCAGCATAAAATTTACGTAGTTTTTTTGGCAAAAGGTTTCTAAAAAATTCAGTTTTTTTAATTCCTTGCTCACCAGCAATGACTAAAATCATTAGCGAGTAAGTTCCAAATGCTGAACCTATTAAACCTAATAGCCATTTTTTAAGATAAATATCAAGGTATTGGTCAAATATATAAACTCCATCATTTTCATAAAGTAGTTGTTCAATCTTAAAACATGCTTTTAATTTATCAAATTCATTATTCGGTGTGAGATGTGCATTTTCTTGAAACCATTGCCTAATTGGATTATATGAAGTGCTACTATCTTTATTTTGTATCAATGTAAACACTTTATCTTTACTAATTTTATCATCTATTTTCATCCATACCTTTGTATAAAAATTGGCTAATATTCGGTCTGTCATTTCCTCACCATTAAATTCAAAGTTTCTTGTTATTTCGTTAAATTTAACATCATTCATTTTAATCAATTCAACAATCGAATCAATCTCTGTATTTTCATTTCTTGGCTGAACTTGCAAAAACACTTCAGCATCAGTTATATTTAATTTTTCAAGTGCTTCTTTTGGATTATCATGTAATTTAACAATGCTTTTTATTTTTTCAGTGCGCTCGGAAGTGGTGCTTATTCCTGCTTGCTTAAAAATATAATAAACAGATGCAATGCTTACACCAGTTTCACTTCTTTGTAGTGCAATGTTATAATCTCGTTCAGCTTGTTTATATAAATACTTTGGTGAGGATTGGCAAAGCGCATGAAAATAAGCGCGGCCGCTTTCTGAAAACTCTTTTGTTAATGCAAATGCAAGTCTAATGTAATCCTCGTAATTATCGAACAAATTCATTGGCCCTGCCTTAACAACCATTTCATCAAAATCAGTTTTAACAACTGGCGGCTTCGGCTTTGGTTTATCTTTTTTCTTTAAATAAGTTTTAAATGATTTTGCTTTTTTATTAATGTACATGTCAGGATCGTATGAAACAAATCTTAATCTGCTTGTATCCTTACAACTTTTATCCAACACAATTGTAAACTGCACCATAAAATATTGTTCAAGGGAAAGAAAAGCATCTAAATGTCTGGCGCCATCAATTCGAATAAAGACTGCATAACCATTACCACTTAAAGAACGATGCACAGCGTAAACGTATTCATTTCGTTTAATTCGTTCAATGTCAACATCAGCTATTTGGTCTTTTGCATCAATGTCTAAACAAATAAATCCACTATGTTCAAGTAATTTACTTGCTGCACGTTCTTTAAAACTACCTGATGCAGTAACGCAAGTTGTTAACTCTTTTTGTGTTCTGCCTGCTCGATAGTTTAGCACTTCATCTTGCCAGCGACCATTTTTAATGCCATCAAAATATTCATCTACTTCAATACTGGCTTCTGATGTGTTACTCTTTGCACTTTTAAATACTGATATCATATAAAATAAATAAAGCCTTTGGTTTTCGGGGTTGCGGCTCCCTACTCACCTAAAGGCTTGTTAATAATATTTTTTTAGTGGCCGCAACTCCACAATGCAAATATATAAATTTTTTACTTAATCTGCAAATTACGATGTGTTGCTATTGTGCATCCAGTAACCTCAACACCATCCTTTAATGCTGCCTTAATAGCTGCCTTATCGGCTTGCTCTGTAACCTTAACCACCTTGTAAAGTGATGGCAAAGCATTCACATCTTCCACCTCAACAGTTTCCGATTTGCGAAAGTTAATCTTTACCAAAGGTGTTTTGATTTCTTCAATGCTAAATAAATCCATTGCGTGTTTAATGCGATCCTTAAGGTAATCTGATGCCTTTTCACGCTGCTTCTTTAAGTTCTGCAACCTCTTAATTTCAGCATCAATAATTTCAACATCAGCATCCATTTGCTTGATTACAAATGAATAGGCAACAGATTTATTTTGCAACTGTTCTTCAGTAATGGCAAGTGCTTCCTCAAGAGAGGGGGTTAACTCACCCCCATTCTCTATAAGTTCTTCTGCTAATTGATTATAGCTTTGTTCGATTTGATAGATTGTTAGTTTCATTATGCTTCTGTTTTAGATGTTAATGAAATAGTTGTTAATTTAGCTTTCATATCATCCTTTGCAGCCAACACTCTTAAGTCAAGTTTAATGTCTTTAGGAACTGCTTTCCAAATAGCTTGTAATTCATTTAAACTAACGCAAACTTGAATGTCATTAATTATCTCATCAATAGTTGTGTCAACTTCGATGTGTGTAGCTTCTTCAGTAGTTACCACTTGCATCTCTTCTGGCACATAAACTGGCCCGCTAAAGATGTCTGGGCAATACCACTTCACACCATTGCTAATAGCCCTTGCAAATAGCATATTTTTAGGAAACTTATCAATGTTTTTGGTTAGTGCTTTTCTTGCATCCTCAATTGTAAATGTGCTATTACCAATCTTTGTGTTACCTTGAAAGAAATCAATGCTACAAACCTTTTCAGATGCCTCAACTACACGATAGTCATACTTGCCACTCCCTTTAAGTCTTGATGCAATAAGACCTGCTCCGATGGTTGGCTTGCCTTGAATGATGTGGATTCCAGTCATAGCAGCGAAAGGAGGTATTCCAATTTCTTGTCCTGCGGATATTTTGACCATAGCCTGCGCAACACTTTTGATGTCGGTAAACATTCCGCTTTCATAAAATGCTTTACTGATATTCATTATATCAGTAGTGTTAATTGTTGTTACTGTACTTACTTGTGTGTTCATTGTTATTTGTTTTTAAGGGTTAAAATTAGAACGGGAGATCGCTTTGAATATCATTCTTTTGCACTGTCTTTGAATACTCCACCTGCGGATCGTTTGTTTGTGTAAATGGGTTAGCATCAACTTTCCAGCAAGCAATTGTGTTAAATACTTTTACCTCACCTTGTGGCGATGTCCACTCGCGCCCACGAATATTAATGTGAGCTTCAATGTCCTGACCTACTTTTAAGTCATCCGCTATTGCGCAGGCTTTCTGTTGCAGTTCAACTGATACTATTTGTGGGTATTGGTCTGCTGTGGTTAGTATAAGTTCTCGCTTAGAAAACTTTCCATCACTAACTGTTGTCGTTGCGCCTATGCGCTTGATTGTTCCTTTGATTGTCATTTTTTTTGTTTATTAATTATGATTACTATTATTGTGAATTGTATCTACTTTTGGAACGTGAAGAAATTGCGACAACACTATTGAGAGAAAAGCATTGTTAGGGATGAAATTGCCATCTGGCAAATCCATTTCATTAAAACCCACAGAAACCAAAGCATCGCATTTCTTTAATATGTCTGCTGCATCCTTTTGCTCAAAAGAGGCTGCTATTCTGCCATCAAACCAAAAGTAAAATGTTGCTGAATCTGATTCGTGTTCAATTTTTTGTTTTTGCTCATCGTTAAACCAAGTTGTAACTGTGGTAATTTGTTTTTTAATGTAAATCGAGTTCATGTTAGTTTGTTTTTATTGGGTTTGTAAATGGGGAGTGTTTAGCCCCCCTTTGTTTGTTTAAATAGTGCCAGTTATTGCAATCGCATTTTGATAATTATAATGTGAATGTGTTTTAGTTCCAGTTTTGAAAAAACTAAAATTTTTGTCATAATAAACCATTACTCCACATTTATCCCAACATCTTAATGCTCTTACGGTAAATTTATTGTGTTCAACATTACATACAATACCAGTTTCAATCATTCCGTTTTCTTCAAAAGTTACTGTTTGATTAATTTCTACGTTTTCAAATTTTCTTGCTTTCATTGTTAGTGTTTTTAGTTGTTGTTATTTGTTGATGCAAATGTACACTTAATTTCTTTACCTCAAAATAATATTTTCAACTAAATTGTTAATTTATGTTAAATATGCTTTAAGAAAATCATAAATAGCAAAATGTTGTGGCTTCCAACGGTCAACTTTACCATTCATTAATCGCGCAATACCGGGTCGAGTGTAGCCGAATTGTTTAGCCGCTTCGGTTATCGGGTTGCATTTCGCTGGCCTTGATCCATTGTGCTCAACAAGTGCTAACATCTGTTTGTATTCTTGCTTAAGTTGGGTGTTGCTTGGTTTGATGCGGGGTTGTTCTGCTGTTATGTTCATATTAAAATAGTGTTGTTTGTGATTTGTATTGTTTAAATCGGTTAAGTGAGGCATCGAAGTATTCTTTATCGAGTTCAATAATGTCAAGTGAATAGTTTGTTTTGTCTAATGTGTTCGCTTTGTCAACTGCTATGGCTATTGAGCCGCTTCCTCCATGAGTGTCTATAATTTTATCGTTTGGCTTTGCGTATTTTGATAATAGCCATTCGTAAAGGGCAACGGGTTTTTGTGTGGGGTGGATGCGTTTAGTATTTGCTGCAGCATTAAAGTCATATTTTTTAGCACTACTATTAAAAGAAGTCCAAGCCATTTCAAACTGTGCAAAGGTAACATCTTCACTAAATCCCTTATCCCATAGTAACCAACAAGGCGATGGCTTTAAATATTCTGTAAAATAATTACCTCCCCAAATTATTTGATTTGCACTTATTCGCTGTATTTGTTTAAAATATTGTTTAGATGGAATTAATTTATCGCCTCCCTCAAATTTATGATAATTACTTTTTTTATCTCCTTTTCTACGTCCCATATTAATATTAACATCTATCCCATACGGCGGGTCGCAAATGGCAAGGTCGAAATATTTATCGGGTATTTGCTTCATAAATTCCATGCAGTCAGCATTGTGAAAATTTATATTATTTGTAGTTTGCATAATGCTTTTTCTAATGTTAAATCTGATAAATAACTGCCAGTTGTTTTTCTGTTTGTGTTTTCATCTTTGTAATTTCCTTTTAATAAATCGGGTCTAAAAGACATTGTTTGTCTTACATCATTATTAGCCATAAAGCCCACTTGCTTTGTATCTAATGCCACCAATGCGTACAAATCAACATCTTCAAAATTAGATGTTTTTTTATTTTTTTTGCCACACCTTTTTATATTAAATTGGTATGCTCTGCTTGGGTTTTTTCTTTGCAAAACAGCCCTTAACCCGCGTGTTGTTTTTACTTGAACTTTTAACAGTTTCCCTTTGTAGTCCATAACTACATCATAAGGCAAGCCTTGTTCAGATGGGTAGGCTATAAACCCCATCATAATTAATTCAGAGCATACCAAGTATTCTCCAGCCTTTCCTATTTGTAAATCGCTTATATTTTCCATACGTCAAATGTACGTATTTATTTTTATAAATACAATAGGCACATCAGCCATAAACTGCATATTGTCGCAGTTGTGAAAGTTTATCATACTTCTGACATTATTAAAATTGTATTACTATTCGTTTTCTTAGCCACCTTATAAGCGGCATGTAGTTTGGCCCTTATCTTATCGCGAAATAACTGCCCATCTATCCATACACGAAACTCTTGTGTCCATTCCTTTTCGATAATTTTTGGTTTGTATTTCAAGAGCTCCACAACCTTTGCTAATATCTGCACTACTTCATACTTTTTAACGTGGAATAACATTGCGATTTCAACTTGGGTTAATCCTGCATTATGTTTCAACCACATATCCCAATGTTTAGGGTCTATTGCTTCAGGTCTAATGATGTTAACGTAAGCATCACTAATGTAGCGGCTTATCTTACGGTTGCGTGTTTTAATTGATTTTTTCGGCATTGCGTATATTGTATTGCATTAACACTAATGCAGAATGTATGGCCTCTGCATTGCCACCTTTGTACGTTAATTTTGCGCCTCCTTTAGGAATGTAGGCATCGGGGTTGTTTCGGTAACCGAAGAGTAAGCGTTGGATAAGTTGTTTCATTTTGTTAGTTGTTAAAAGTTTCGGCAAACCTACTAATAATATTTTTAAAAATAAAATTTGTATTTAAAAAAGATTACTTTATATTTGCCAAAATTTAAAACTAATAACTATGACAACAACACTAACATTACACTGGGATTACGAAGAAACCGACATAGAAAACGGAATAAGAGGCGGTTGGGTATTAACCGACATCACAAATGGAAAAACACCAGTACACTTATCACCGAAATTAGAACAATTATTAAACGAAGAATTAGATCCCGAAAATTTTTAAACTATGAAAACAAAACCATCCTTAATTTTATGGGCATTATCAGCCCTTTTTATGTCCTTTTGGGCAATCAAATTCGCTATGACTGGAGTTTTCTTTGGTAATTCCGAAGTGCTAACCTTTACTTTATCATTTTGCGCCTCGTTAACCAGTGCGGTTTGCGGTGCAGGGTTTATGCAACAATGGTTGAAAAAATGAAACTGCTTTACAAACCCACCAATTTAACCTGCGAATTTATTATTTCTGATTTCGCGAAAAGCGATGGTGTGCAGAAAGTCATAGGATTTTCACGCGGTTGGCATCACTGGAATAGCATACGTTTGGGAATACGCAAAGAAGAGAACTATTGTGTGTTGTATTTTTATGCTTACATTAAAGGGCAAAGAATAATACAACGGTTAGGCAGATACCAAATCGGTGAGCTTGTTAAAGTTCGTTTGCACTGGGGCTATTACATTGAATGTAAGGCTAACGATGGTTACGCATTTAGAGTTGCTCCAAAGTGTTCTTTTCCTATTGGCTACCAACTTTATCCTTATGCAGAAAAAGATGGTGTAGAGGGTGTTGAAGTGCCTTTTGATATTGAGATTATGAATTTAAAAATAAGCTAATTTATGAAGCCAAAAGATGAAACCAAGCCCTTTGAAAGCAGGCTATTAGAAGACCTACACCCAACATTAGCAAACGCATATAAGAAAGCAGAAGCGCAGTTTAACGCTACACACAATGATGTTCACGTTATTATTGTATGCACTTATAGAAACAATGCAATGCAGGAAGTTTATTTTCATAAGCGCCCGAAGATAACTCAAGCCCGAGCAAATCAGTCACCGCACAATTATTACCCATCTCGTGCCTTTGACATAGCGTTTGTTAAGGTTGGCAAACGTGAACTTGACTACTCGGCAAAGCACTTTAAAGAGTTTTGGGAGATGCTGCAATCGGCATCTAATAAGCTAACTTGGGGTGGCAATTTTAAATCGTTCAAGGATTTACCCCACGTGGAGCTTACTAACTGGAAAATGACCATAATATGACAAGAGGAACACGCTACACTAATGGTAAAGAGGTTATAACATTTGTAAAGATTGATTTTATTGTAATCGGTGGTCGCAAGATTGACCACGTTTATTTTCGCAGGAAGGATAAACACGATTTGATAATGCCTTTGGTTGAATGGAATTTAAAAGGTAAATTTGAGTGGGAAATAATTAATTGATATGATGCAAGAAGAATTAAAATCTAATTTTCGTTATAGATTTAAAATAACCAGTAAACAAAACGATTCTACTTTAGGCACTGGATTTTTTACAGTTAGTAAAAAGATGACAAAAGAAGAACAAATTATTTTTTTACATCAATACAATAATGGTCGTTACTTGGATAAAGAATCATTTATAACTATTGACATTGTTGAAGCTAACGAATAAACATCAAACCAATATGAATCTAAAACAGAAATACAGAAGCCCCGACAACCGCCAGCTAAAGAAGATTGCAGACTACTTAATCTATGTGTTGCTACCATTCATTCAAACAAGTTTAGCGTTAGCAGAAACGCAAGGATTAATCAGTTTAAAGCAAGCGTTTTGGGGTGGCTTGGCTGCTACGTTCTTGTTGATTAATACAAAGTTTTTAACCAAATTTACAACCGAAAAACCTACCAAAACTGCGGTTATTGATGGGGATGGGTGCTAATAATAACAATATAAATAGTGAGGTGGCGGAATGGTAGACGCATGAATAAAGGTTAATAGTAAGGATAACGCGAGTAACCTCGAAAGACCCGTTAAGACTGCTCATAAGTTATCATACAAGTTCGAATCTTGTCCTCACTACTAAAATTTAAAAACAATAATATGAAAACACAATACCAACTAATCACATTCGCATTCTTATGCCTGCTATTAGTAATAGGTTTAAATCATTGCGCAAAGGAGAAACCGAAGCCGATTCCATTCGATTATAAGACCGAAGCGGAACTAATGAAGAAGCAATTCGGCATTGAGCAGGCAATTTTACTGAATCAGTTGGAATCAGTCAACCGAAGATTGCAAACTGCCAATAACGCAAAAGATTCGATTAGAAAGCGTGAAATATCTTTAAGCAACACTAACATAGCTTTGCTTAAGAAAATGCGTCACACATTACCAAAAGATTGTGACACGGTGTTTGTTCTATGCGATGAGATAATCAATGTTAAGGATTCAAGTTATGCAGCATTGTTTACTGCATTTCAACTTTGTGATTCGGTTTCAACTATTAAGGATAGCTTAATAGTTAATTACAAAGCGGAGAATATCACAGATAGCACGTTACTTGTTATCAGTAAACAAGAAACGAAACAACAAAGGAGAGGTAAAATAGCAGCCTGGTGTGTTGGTGGTGCTATGTTTTTAGTTTGGCTTGTTGTGGGTTTGAAATAAATTCCTATCTTTGCCCTGTTCAATGTTAGTTAGTTCATAGCCCTTGCAGAAATGTGAGGGCTTTGTTATTTGTATCAATAAATCACTATCTTTGCTAAAACTAACAACAATGGAAGCAACATTGAAATTTAATCTACCAGATGATAAACCAGACTTTGAACTGGCAGTCAAATCAAGTGCTATGTATTGTGTACTTTGGGATTTCAAACAGTTTATGCGTGATGAAATCAAGTACAATGGCAACCTAACAGACAAGGAGTATGAACTTGCAGAACGATTTCAAGAAAAATTCTTTGAGATATTGCAGGACAACGCTATATCGTTAGATTAACACCATAAATCCTATGCCACAAGTTACATCAGAATTCTACAAATACGATTCTGTTGTAGCTGAAATGCTGCAACAAGGCTTGGCTTGCTCCGAAATCGTTGCAAAGATATTAAATACAACTGCAACAAGGGAGGAGGATGCAAAGGTAAGGTCATTTAGAAAATATATTTTTAGGCATAAAAAGAGAATACTTGACCAACACGAAGGAATCTACCAAGCCACAAACAATTTGGATGTCCCTAATACCTCCACGAAGAATATGTGGATTAAAAATAAGGAAGCATCTTTGTTTGTTGTCAATCCTAACTATAAGAAGCCAGATGAGGTTAAGGTTGAAGACATAGATTTTAAGAAATTATTTTCCGAAATAAAACCATTTGAGTATAAAAAAAATCCATCGTTTAACGAATGTTTATTTGACCGGTTAGTTTACACCGATACGCACATTGCAATGATGATTTCAGACTACTCATTGTATGGTGGCATCTGGAATGAGGATGAACTTTTTAAGATGTGTGACAGAATGATTTCGCACACGATTGCAAACCGAAAATCAAAAGTGTTGTACATTGATGAACTTGGCGATTTTCTTGATGGTTATGATGGGCAGACAGTTAGGAAAGGTCATAACTTGCCACAAAATATGGATAATCAAAAAGCGTTCGATGTTGGCTTAAGATTTAAAATAAAATTAGTGCAATCATTGATTCCCTATTACGATAAAATAATATGCCACAATGTATGTGAGGACAACCACGCTGGTAGCTTTGGTTACATTGTTAATTCTGCATTTAAGACTGCCATTGAAATGATGCTACCTAATGTTAGTGTTATTAATTTACGAAAGTTTATTGAATTCTATAAGGTCGGTAAATATATTTTCGTGTTAAGTCACGGAAAAGATTCAGTCAGTTTAAAGTTTGGGTTTAAACCTAAATTAGATAAGATTCAAGAAAACAAAATAGATAATTATTTGGACAGAAATGGTTTGAAAGGTGTAATTGAATTTAGCAAAGGTGATTCTCATCAATATTTGTTTGACAATTCAACTGCGCAAAGATTTAATTACTACAACTACCCTGCATTAAGTCCATCATCTGCTTGGGTGCAGATTAATTTTCAGCAAGGCATTAGCGGTTTCATAAGTTTCAACTATTACGAAGATAGAAAAGTTATCAATGAGTGTATAATTAATCACTCAATAACCACTAATAATGCCGATAATGGATAATACATCATTCATTATTATGGACTGCATACATTGTATTTATGAGAAGCAATTTGACAAGGATTTGTTAGATTACATTGACATTCCGACCAATGAATACAATGATGAGGTGTTTGTTTTCGATGTTAAAGAGGTTAGGATAAAGTATTTTTATAGCACTAAAACGCTAATAAAAGAAACGATGGAAAATACTACTGTTATTGTGTTTACTGATGACAACGAACTATTGAGCAAGTTAGAAATAACTGAATTTATATTTATATTTTTTAAGGATTACGCAGAAAAGTTAAAAGAATATTTTCCCGAAAACAAAGACTAAACAATGAGCATAACAGAAAGAGTAAACAACTACCCAACCAAACACAAATATGGGTTTATCAAAGCAGAAATAGAAGATTTATTGAAAGAATATCCCATTGATAAAGATAGATTTAATCAGTCTATGATGGGTCACACTTGTATGCTTATCGACAATGAAACAATCTGGTATCATTGCGACATTATAAAGGCAATCAAGTATAGTGTTAGGATGTATAAGTAAGTTTTATTTTTGGTCATCAATAATGCCAAGCATTACCAACAACGCAATAACACCGCCCTTGAATAGTCTTCCCACATTCTTGACTATTGCTCTGTATTGATAGAGCATTGAAATCAAATAAAAAAATAAAACAAATAATACTAATATCAAAGGCTTTAATGTTACGATTTCTTGGTTAGTCATTCTTGTTTTTCTTGGCTACCCTATACGAAGCCCACATTGACACTACTAATGCACCTAACTTTGCAAAGTCATAAATGGTGTCATAGATGCCGACTAAATTCATATTACCAAACCAATCCGAAGTCCATACACCTGCTTGAATTATAATGCTTGTAATGATGACTAAAATGCTATTGTCTGGTTGGTGGGAATGTATCATAGAATTAAATCATTTACTGCGGTTTGTAATTCTTCCATTGTCTTAAATTCTGTGTCCGACAAATGTACTAATCTTATGCAATGGTCAAGTTCCAAATGGCAGCAAGTTTCATCAATATAATCAAAGAAATTGCTTGTTACTGTATATCCGTTTATTATCATTTTAATTTAGTTTTATCATTACACCTACTGTTGAATCTGCTGCTGATGTATTTTGCACTGCGCATATTAAATAGCCATCAATAGTCCAATTAATAGCAACAGTTGAAGCCGCTGAACCGCCTGCTACCCATCCTATTGCTGAAGTTCCAGTTGCATTTGTTGTTCTTGTTGCAACTCCAGTTCCATTTGCTACTTGAATCATTAACACCCTTACCATAGATGAATAAAATGCACTAGCAGGCCCAAATGTGCCTAATAATATAGGACTGCCTGCCAAATCATTTGTTGTATTCCAATACATTCTTATTGTTAAATTACCTGCTGAACCTGTTTTTAAAGCAGTTACCTCAATTTGTGGGGCATCATTTGCACCTCTTGAATTAGCAGTTATCAATAAACCTTTAGAATATTGATTCGTAGTAACTCCAGTAATTGCAGTTCCATCAGCGCAATTTGCCAAAGTTTTAGCTTGTTTAGCATTCAATTGCGTTTGAATCGCACTTGTTACACCCTTAACATAACTTAATTCGGTTAAACTTGGATAGGTTGCAGTATCTAACGAAGCTATAACTTGCGCACTTGTAAAGTAAGCTATTTGATTACTTGTTCCAACACCCGTAATGGCATCAATCGGAATGCCATCAAGATTAATAACCCACGAAGCAAAAGTTCCACTACCAGTATGATGATTAACATCAACAACAAGCGTTGTGCCTGAATAACTTGTAACCTCTCCATGCATGTGGTTTGATGGGTCATAAACTATCAACACCTCTTGCAAAGGAATGTATGCTAAATCAGCATCAACTGTAAATGTTCTGCTTCCATTGCCTATTGTATTACTTGTTACCGATGAAGTCTTATATCTATCGGCTAAAGAATTAATAATTGGGTTTGCAGGATCGGTATTGTCAACGCTGATATTTGTTCCAGAGCTAACTGATGCAACACCACTTGTAATATCACTCAACATTGCAAAGGTTTCTGTTCCTGCGGGTTTGTCGGGTAGTTGAAAATTAGGGGTATCTGTTAAATTTGCAGCACCTATTGTTCCGTAACCTATAGTATTAGTAAGTTTAAGTTGATTAGGCTGTATTTGTACCGAATTCGTGCCATCATCAACTATAATATCGTTAGTTGTTGTAGAACCAGCATCAGTTACTTGTTGCAATGTAGGTGTGCCACTAACTACTATGGGTGTAAATACATCAGTTGTTATATCATATGTTCCTTGCTCACCCGTTGTAATGTCTGTGCCTATTGAATATAAATTTATATTGCTTTCGGCAATAACCAACAATGTTATCGTGTTACCTACCGCATCATTGATTCTGTAAAACTTTCCACCAACCGCTAAGTTCGCAGTTAAGTCAGTAATTAAATCAGCTCTTGAAATCTCCTCATCGTAATAGCTTGAAAACATTTCATTATTTGCATCGGTTGACACATAGCCATTTGCTTGACTTGCATCACTTAATATATTTGGGCTGCTATCGAGTAAGTTTACAAACCTATCTTGCGCGTTTTGGCCCGTAATAAAGTTTATTAAATTGTTATAGATATTATTTACAATATCTGTGAGCATGTTTGCCCTATTCTTTTGTGCCATTATTTAAGGTATATCAAATGATTCATCAAAACTATTGTCAAAACTTGCACCATAAACAACTGATGGGGCGCAAACAAATACGCCATCTGGAATGCTAAACTCCAATGGCATCTTATCGTGTATCCATTTGTAATTCAATACAAAGTTTACCTCATCCTTTAATGAATTTGCAACGGGATTACTTGCTATTAATGTGCCTGGTCTTTGTGATATTCTCATCAATGTTTCCGAGCAAAATGCTAAGTAAAAATTGCGGCTTCCCGTTATCGAATTATAATGCGGTAAATTAGAAACGTAATCGGGGTCTTTATAATTTACTTCAAAGTTATAGGCAATTAATGTTTCATCACTCCAACCAAAGCCACGCCCAACAATAGGACTTCCACCATTATACTCGCCATGTGTCTGTGGCAACACGATAATCATTCCCGCAGTGATGCCCGTTTGCCAAATCAAGGTCGATTCGGGGTCAGTCATTAACTGTTGGTAAAATGTTTTGTGAATCAATGCCACCGAACGAACGCGTGCAAGCTCAATCCCACATCCACAAGCGTTGTGACTTTCAATAGTATTGCAATTTGATGGATAGAATGCCATTATTTTAAAGTATTAAAGGCGGCCACCTTACGGGGTGTTACCGCCAATGATTAAACTACGTAACAAGT